TAAAATTCCCTAATTGCTCCATCAATATTGATGGCTGCTGCTTCATCAGGAGTCAACTCCTTAGAAAGCAAAACAGAATGCAATGATTTAAATATAGACATTTCATCCAACACACCCACTCTAACGCCCAATTCGGGTGCAAAGCGAGATTTGCGTTTCAAGAAATCAACGTCATTAATATTCATTAAGGGAACAGGTAGAGATTCTTTATCAGGCATGGTAAACATCATTCCATGTTTTTCCATAAAACGTGCATACGTAATGTGATTAAAGATATCAGCTACATCACTAGAGACACCTCCGAAAAGGTCGTCTCCATATCCCACAGCAGAGACAAAGTCTCTAAATGCTGGAACTACAGTATATGGTATACCGGTAATATATGGTGTGTGATGCCATTGGTCGAACCAATGCATTCTCAACATCAATTGACTACTAATAGTGCCCACGTAAACAGTAAGACTGCTACCGGACAAATGTAGTGCATTTAACATTAAGAGAGTTCCATTCCAACTAATAGTAGGATTGGAAATATCAGCACACAAACCTTTCATGATCATAATATCCTCATTCGAATAACCAAAAGCTTCAGCAATTTTAATAAAGCATTTGAAAGAAGCTCTAATCACCTGCGAAGGTAATCGGAGATCAAATTTGGAATAATCACCAGCAAAAATATTGCTAGAACCATATTGTGAAACATGTGAAATCAATTCATCCCACTCTGGACCTTGGCAGTTAATTCCAACTGCACAACCAGATTCCAAGGGAATAGTTGATATACCCGCACAAATGGTCAGAAAGTATTTCCGAATAAGATACTGGGTAGAAGCATTAAGAACATAAAATATACGAGTCTTGTCTTTAGTGAGCTTTGTAGGCTCATCTTTTAAAGCGGTGCGTGCACAGACGTGCGCACGTTTACCGTCCTTATAACAAGAAATCATACGTTCTACTTCTTTCATGCTCTCTTCATCCATATCAACAGCATCTGGATATTCTTCAGTAGGTTCCAAAGGTGTGAAGTATTTACTCTTCTTACCTGTACGTGGAAAACCAATAGATGTACTGCGGACCATACGGTCCACAAATCTTTTACCTGGAATACCATTAACTGACTCAATATGAGACAAAGGCCGGATATCAGCATCGATAAGCTTCAATTTAGTAATAATAGAAGATGTGTAATCCTCAATTGCCCAATCCAAAGCTTCTGGATCAAATCCAGAGCTAGCATTCGCAGCAATAATTAAAGCATCACGATGAGCTTTCGTAGCATTCATTTTAGGAGGTCCCCATTTCTGAGGAATTCCACATCTCTTGTTAACACTTTCAGAAATCACGGTGTCAACAACAGAAGAACGATACGTAGCTCTACCCGGAGCAGTACCATATACATGTACAGAATTCAAATCCTCAGGTTTTAAAAAACGTGTTGGACACTTAGGGTGCACATCCGAAGATGTAACAACCTGTGTGCCACACATTTGCTGAGGAAAATCCGAATTCGACGCCTCTGGCAAAACATTAGTCATTGTCATAATTGCAAGATCGATTTGTTTCTTCGATAAACAACCAGACACGGCTAAATATTTCTTATTACCACCCAAATGAAAACCAAAAATATAAGGATTCTTGGTATCAAGAAGTTGGATAGCCATACAGCGTCCATCAAATGTCAACTCTTTGGTATTATGCATAGAGCCCAAAAAACGGGGAAGGCCGGAACCTTCAGCGTTATTGGATACCATAGAAGCAGACACTCGGTAATTGTCATATACAAGAGATCCATCGCGCAAGCGACATATCTCCTTGACCAAACCAGACTGACGAGCAGTCGGTTCAATGAGAAACCAATCAGTCACATCAGCAAAACTAGGTGCGTTCTGCACTTGAACTATGACTAGATCAGTTTCAGGAATTCTTTCAGCAGTGTGAAAAGCACAAGGTGAATAGAATCCACTATTTACCACACCATCTTCCTTTCTCTTAAACTCAACAATGAGACCATCACGTTGTGAACGATACTTTGGAATCATGTGATAAGGAAAAATGGCGAAATTGGACTTAACGAAAAACGCATTACTAAACTTGCGCACTCCGTTTTCAATCCAGGAAGCATAGACGAGATTATTGGATATAGCATTCAAGCTACGTTCAATACAAGAACTCTTCGAAACAGTCGAAACTGGCAAAGGTTCAGTACTCAATTCAGCCCAAGGGTTGATCTGAGCTAATCTCTCATCAGCTTCAGCCTTATTATCAGGATCGAGTGCTGACTCAACAGAAATACTCATATTTTTATAATAAGTATAAAACTTGAAAAGTGCAACAGCAGCCACACAAATAGTACCGGCAGCTTTAACTCGATAATTCTGAATAACTTTAAACATATTGCGTACATCATAACCACCATAGTCTGCAAGAATTTCGTCATACACGTGTTCACGACACTTTCTAACGAAACCTACAGTAAAGATAAAACTTTGGTAGTAAATAATACAAATACAAAACGCAACAAAAGCATTCGGAAATTTGATAAAAAGACCAAGGGTGAAGAATATAATATGAATCCAAGCAAGTAGAATATACTTACTTTGGTTTCTAAAATAATTCAACAACCTTTGACGGAAAACAAAGTCAGCTAACATGCCAGAATACTTCCCACGGATAAAACGTTCAGGAATAGAATTTACAGCATTAGCAAACTTGTTGCCATCATAAAAAGAAACTATAGAAGACCAAAGAAACTGGCTTCCTAGTTCAGGGGTAACATTCTCAGCTTTGCAGCAGGAACAATACCCAACAATACCGTTACAAACATTACAAATATTAATCATATTATTGAACTGTTCATTTGTCTCAACAACTTGTGTTTGAACAAACTTATGGAGCTTGGCTTTCTTAACCAAATAATTTAGTGCTCCAACAGTATCAACAACATTGATCAAAGTCCACTCTACTTTTGTAGAAGTACGTTCGAGTGACTTTTCATCGAATGAATGTATTTCAGCATTATAATCATGGCGATCACCATCTACAGTTGCAATAGGAATCAATTTCGGTTCTACGATTTGAAAATCCCAACACTGCATAAGTTGATCGGTGCCTTTATATGCATCGATAGCCTTAACGGGATCATATGTATTCGTAACAAACGATGTCCTAAATTCAGGACGTACGTATGGACGAAAGACCACGTCAAAACGACGCAAAACAGCCTCTTTACAGGTTGCTCCTTCAGTCAATGATTTAAAGCTATTCATAGTGCAAATGACAAGAGAAACGTCTATAGGGATCATTCCTTTCTCGTCAACAGCAGCTTTAACAGCAGTCATTGGTGCATTGTTTTTAATCTTAATAAGAAATTCCGCAGGATTAGCTGTAGAATATTCAATATCCAATGCTCCAATATCATCACAAATAAGAGCTTCGACCATTCCATCAGCCCACGAATCATATCGATCTGTGGGTGTATAAGTCCGAATTCTATCGGCAGTGGAAGGTCTATTCATTGCTTTCAGAACAGTAACGGCAAACATCTGGGTAATAGTGGACTTAGCCACACCAGAGTCACCTTGAATAGCAACCATTATGGGAGCTTGACGCAACTTACCATCAGTTTTAAACTGTAAGTACTCAGCGCGAATGCTACCAATATTAGTTACCATACGCATATATAGGGCCTTTTCAGGCCCCTTTGTCTCATTACATGCGCTTGCTAACATCTTGGATGTCTTATCTAAAAGATGTCCAAAATCACGAGCGTCCATATTATGAGTACGCATTAAATTACCATTCTTGCAAATGGGCCAATATTCCAATACTTTCTGATAAGATGACATAATGTCAACAGGTTCAAAAAGATCAGTGGCTCCACCTGTAAAAATACGATAACCAGTTTCAGCAAAATAAATTACTGTCTTAGAAATCAATTCCCAGATGTCAGCGATATTATCCATAGTGGAACTCGCTTTAACACTGAAAATTTTCAAGGCTTGGGCAGTGATATTTCCGGAATCTTTTCCAATGAGTCCAGAAACAACACAAATTGTAATAACATCACGCAACTTCTTGTACAAGACAGTATTTCGAAATTTCGAAAATATGCCAGTAACAGATTTTGCTTTCTCCCACAAACTCTTCTCATCTTCTCCTTCCTCAGGAGACAAATGATTAAAGAATTCATCAAGAATAGTCTCAGTCAACTCAGGAGTCAAAACTTGAGACAAATACATTGTTACAATTGAAATAGTATTTACCCAACTGGTAGAGGTTTTCAAACCAGTTAGGAAGGATGCAAAGAACACAATATTCCGAGTTCCAAAAACAGAAATTAGGAAATCAGATTGTAATTCAATACCACCTTCAGGTTGCAGAGAATAACACTTAGCAAGATTCTCGATCTGCTCATGCAGACGAGATTGATTCTTGTAGTGCCTAGAATTAGAAGTCTTGCGATCATAATCGCAACGACGACGTTGTTTCTCAGCATAAATATCTAGAGGTTCAATATCAAAGTTGGAAAAACCATCATCAGATGGAAATTCACAAATAAAGTTATTAAATAAATCCTTTTTTGTTGGAATCACATCACGTGATGCTGTAAAGGTAGCACGTGAACTATCCTCATTAGAGGTAACAAACGAATGGTTTTTAGACTCACCATGAGCTTGGTTCTTACTGACCGCAGCGTTCAGAACACGAGAATTAAATTTCATAGTTGAAATGCCCCTATTTCAGGAGGGGGACTTTAGTTTACCTTCTTTTTATTTAGCTAATTCGGAGGTTAGCAGGCCATATAGGCGATCCTTTTAATGTCAGTTTTGATTAGCGAGTGTGACGGCACTCGACAAGTGATTATAGTTTTGGGTCATAAAATCATAAGACCATGTTGTTCCAGTATTATCTATCAACGAATAGTTCTGGTTCTATACTCCACACCAAAAAATTATTTATAGTCGGGGGTGCACCGACAGTAGTAAAGAAAGATCCTATTAATAAAATGAAAATCTACGATGATCCGAAGCAAGGCAAGTACA